CTGGGCCGCATCAAGGTGCTGAAGGCCCGGATGAACCCCGACATGCACATGGCAAAGGACCTGAAGACGACCGGCGCTGGCAACCTGTTCGTGATCTTCGGCGAACCCGACATCCGCATTGCTGATGTGGGCGACGGCATGGTGACGGTGCAAGTCTACGGTGTGGACGTGTTCAAGCCCCAAACCGGCGAGGTCCAATCCGAGGGCACCGAAGGCATCGCCCTGTGGATGCTAGACACCGATTACAACGAGGAGTCGTTCTTCGTCCGCCACGCCTATTTCCTTGGTGCCAACGACCCCTACAAGGCGCTTAAAACCACGCTGAAGGCCGAGATCGACGAGGAAGCCTGGGACAGCCTGTATTCCGACACCTCGCGGCCGTTTGCCAAACCAAAGTCAGGCCGGATCGCAGTGAAGGTGATCAACCACCTCGGCGACGAGGTAATGAAAGTGTTCGCGGTGGAGTAATGTCGATAGCGAACCCACAGTGGCTGGAGGAAGAACTTGCATGCGGGGTTCGTGAGAGCTGGTGCATGCGTCCTGGTTGCACGACCTGCGGCTCGTTCCAGATGATCGAATTGCTAACTGGGACAGCCGTTTCGGGGCGTGCCCCTATCCGAAAGTCGCTGGACGACATGACCTGGTCGCGAGCCAAAGAGGTGGTCGAGGGGCTTCGCAACTGCGACACTAGCACCAGCGCGGAGGCGATCATGTGGATGCTCTACATGCTCTGGCAACGTTGGGGGGATCGCGTCCACGAAGAACTGTTCCCGGTCTTGAGCGGCACATTCGCTGGTGATGTGCTTTCTGGCATGCGGGCGCATTATGCCCGGACGATTGAACAGCGTCGATTGCACTTCCTCCGTCAGGGCGTGAAGAAAAAGGACTGGTTGGAGTAGACGATGGAATTCCGTATCGCTGACACCTTTACCGATAGTCTCGGTCGCCTGACTGCACAGGAGCAGAAGGCTGCCAAGACCACGGCATTCGACTTGCAGCTGGACCCGACTTCGAATGGTCTTTCGTTCCACAAGCTGGACCGGGCCAAGGATTCGAACTTCTGGTCGGTGCGGGTCAATGCCGATATCCGTTTGATCGTGCATCGCACTGCTGCGAGCATTCTGCTGGTCTATATCGACCACCACGACGACGCCTACAAATGGGCTGAGCGGCGCAAGATCGAACGCCATCCCACGACCGGCGCTATGCAGCTGGTCGAGGTGCGCGAGCGCGTCAAAGAGGTCGAGGTATTCAAGCCTGTGGTCGCGCCTGCCGAACCGGTGCCCTCCGCCAATCCAGCACCGCGTCTTTTTGACAACCTGCGTAAGCTCGAACTGATGGCGTTCGGCGTGCCTGGGGAATGGGTGAACGACGTTCGTGCGGCCACCGAGGACACCCTGTTCGATATCATCGATCACCTCCCACAAGAGGCACAGGAAGCGCTGCTGAAGCTAGCAGTTGGAGAGAAACCGGAGCCACCAGAGGCTGTTCTGGACGAGGCCGACCCATTCGCTCATCCCGACGCGCAACGCCGTTTCCGCGTGCTAACCAATGCTGAAGAGCTGAGGCAGGCGATGGATTACCCGTGGGACAAATGGGCGGTGTTTCTGCATCCTGCACAGGCCGATTTAGTCGAGCGGTCCTTTTCCGGCCCGACACGTGTATCCGGTTCAGCGGGGACCGGCAAAACAATCGTTGCTCTGCACCGCGCCGTTCATTTGGCGCGGGCCAATCCTGCCGCCACAGTGCTCTTGACCACGTTCTCAACTGCGCTGGCTAACTCCCTTCGGGTCAAATTGACCAGTCTGGTGGGAGGGGAGCCGTCGGTAGCCGCGCGCATTGTCGTCAAGGCAATCTCGGCTGTTGGCTACGACCTCTATTCCGAACGGTTCGGCCAGCCTCAAATAGCCCCCCCGGCGCTGATCAGGTCGTTGATCACCAAGGCGGCGTCGGAGGTCGAAGGCCATCGCTTCTCCGACCATTTCCTGGTCGGCGAGTGGGCGGACGTTGTCGATGCCTGGCAGCTGCGATCCTGGGACGATTATCGGGACGTGTCCCGCCTTGGTCGCAAGACCAGGATCGGTGGCAAACAGCGTGAGATACTCTGGGCGATCTTTGAACGCTTGCGGAAGGCTCTGGCTGAGCGAGGTGCAGTGACCTGGTCCGAAGTGTTCGGACGGTTGACGGATAGCATCGTCCAGAAGGGCGCTGGACCCTATGACTTCGCAGTCATCGACGAGGCGCAGGATCTAGGCGTGGCCGAGGCGCGTTTCTTCGCAGCAATGGCAGTAGGGCGCAGCGACAGTCTGTTCTTCGCAGGCGACCTCGGCCAGCGTATCTTCCAGCAGCCATTTTCCTGGAGGGTGCTGGGCCTCGATGTCCGTGGTCGGTCCTTCACGTTACGCATAAACTATCGCACTTCGCATCAGATACGGCTCCATGCGGATAGGTTGCTTCCGGCGACCGTCTCAGACGTCGATGGAAATTCGGAAGGACGGCGCGGCACAGTGTCGATGTTCGATGGCCCCCCACCGATGGTCGAGGTGTGCACGGACGCCGACCACGAATGTCGCATCGTTGGTCAATGGATCAGGGACCGGCTGCAAGAGGGATGCGAGCCCAACGAGATGGGTGTTTTCGTACGTTCCGATGCCGAACTGAAACGCGCCCGGGGTGCGGTCAAGGCCGCAGGGGTGCGCGCTGTCGAATTGAACGACAAGGTCGAGGTTGAAGACGGAGCCGTTGCCATCAGCACCATGCATTTCGCAAAGGGGTTGGAGTTCCGCTCGGTCGTCGTGATGGCTTGCGACGACGATGTCATCCCGCAATCGGATCGAATTGAATCGATAGCGGACGATGCGGACTTGGAAGAGGTGTACAACACCGAACGGCATCTCCTTTACGTCGCCTGCACGCGGGCGCGAGATCATCTGTTGGTCACTGGTATCGCGCCAGTGTCAGAATTCGTTGACGATTTTCTAAAAGGTCGTTGATCTAAGTTCCTGGTTCCGGACCATGCGGTTAGCAGCCCGTCCCTCATCAGGGAGCAATGGTGTCAGAGGCTAACATTCGGTTAGACCAAGGACCCGTTCTGCGCTTAGAATAACCTTTGAAAAATTGGTCGGTGGTCCACAAAGACCGAGGAGGCGTAAGGAATGGCAAACAAGCGGGCGGGGCAGCGCGCAGAATTCAGCCGTGCGAGAGCAATCTTTTACACCTCTGGCGACGGGTGGGCACCCAGCTGCCCTGACAGATGATGCAAAGTCCGAGATATGGAGAATGCGGGATAAAGAACTTCGACCGATTGCCGAAATCACTCGCGTTTTCAAAGGTAGTCGATCAACAATCCATCGCGTTTAGGACGACCCAAGTCACTGAAACTTATCAGTGAAAAATCGTAAGAATGGCGTATTGTGTTGAAAAAGTCCGAAATTTGAGAATCGCGGTTTTCCGACAGAACCCCTTGAAACGAGGAAGTCGAAAGGGATTGCTCCTGAGACAAGCTTGTTCATGGGCACCCGAAAGCGAATCTGGCCGACTCCCTCGCCAAAACCAACTGATAGGCCTGTATGGCGAAAAATTTCGTCGGTCAGGCCTAAAACCCGAGTTTTTCAACACAATGGGCGGAAAGCTGCCTTTCGCTGCGGATGGAATCTAGGTTCGATGTGCAAAACAAACGGTCCTTGAGAAATTCGATCCAATAGTTGACATCGGGCGGATTTGGTATCATATGATGCCATACCGAACATCTCAACGAGTGAGCAAGGCGTAATGGCGGAGTCTAGCGATATACGTGAAAGACTAGCCATGCTTTGCAGGTCTGCCCGTAAGAGGACTTCCATCTTCACAAAAAAGCGACCCAACAAATGGTCGCCTACAAGCATATGTCGGCCAGGTTCAATTGAACCATTTACCGAAGCAGGAGCTTGGGAGTTCATAGCTTGCTGCTTACAAGCTGGCGTCAAGATCGAGACAATCCCACTAGACAAGCCACCTGACAAAATTGGCTATGTGATGCTGGTACCAGGAAACCACGGCGAAGATGTCTACATCAAGTTAGAGATCGTCGGTGAAATGGTATTCGGCCGTAGCTTTCACGTAAGTGAAAAGAGGAGCCACTGAGATGACCAACACGCAAACAACAGAGTCCAAGCAAACCCAAACATGCGCCATCTGCGGCTCGAAGAGCGCAAAAACTACCCTGGTCAATCATGAGTTTGATTTTAAGTGTGGCAACAAGGCAGAAGTTTTGGTTGCTCATGTGCCTGTTGTCGAATGTAGCGAATGTGGGGAGGCTTACTTTGCACAAGGCGCAGAAGAAATTAAGCATGAAGCGGTCTGTGATTTCCTGGGTCGCTTGACGCCTAAAGCCATTGTTGAGCTTCGCGGCACGTTAGGCATGTCACAAGCACAACTTGCTGAGCATACGGGTATTGGGACAGCATCGATCAAACGATGGGAAACTGGCGTCGTAATCCAAGGCGCTGCCATGGACAAACAGCTTCGCGAGTTAGAGCAAAAAGTTGCGGCCAGCACAAAGACGCCTTGGGTCCCTACTTTTCGCACGACCATCCCCGATGCAATGAGGGAGCGGGCTCGAAGCTTTTCATTGCGACCAAATGCCAGCAGACAATTAGAGGCAGTATAATGTACGTTGTCACTTTCTATTCTTACAAGGGCGGTGTCGGTCGGACATTGGCGCTCGTCAATATAGCCGCGATGCTTGCCAAATCTGGGCGAAAAATTCTTGCCGTGGACTTTGATCTCGAAGCGCCAAGTTTGCCAAGCTTCGAGATATTCGAGCCCGCTCAAAACGCTAGAGGGTTAGTCGATTATGTCTCTTTGTATCGCAAGACGGGAAAGGCACCAAATTGTGAGGACTTCATCGTCCCTTGTGAGGTCGAGAAAAATCCGATCTGGGTAATGCCCGCTGGCCGTCATTCGCACCATGAATATGCTGACGACTTGAACAATATTGATTGGAAAGTTCTGTACGAAGAACAGGACGGATATCTGTTCTTCGAGGACATGAAACAGCAATGGTCCCAATATGATGGGCATGGCTTTGACTACGTCTTGATCGACAGTAGGACTGGGCACACCGATGTCGGCGGCATCTGCACGAGGCATCTACCTGATGCCGTCAGCGTCATGTTCCTACCCAACGACTCCAACATTACTGGCTTGATACCGATTGTGAAAAATATCCGGGATGAGAATGAAGCCAGATCAACTAAGATTGATCTTCACATAACGCCCTCCAATGTCCCCGACCTCGACGATGAGAAGGGTATCCTTGCTGGATTACTCGACTATGCTTCCAAGAAGCTCAATCGAGGCTACGACTTCCCTGCAACGGTTCACCACTATCAAAGTTTGGATGTTCTCGCGAAGGATGCCTTCTCAATTACTAGGCCAAATTCCAAACTGACAAGAGAGTTGGAGGAATTGAGGCTACAAATTATCGGGCGAAATTTTGCGGATCGAGAGGGTGCTGTTTACACTCTGAGCACTGTTCCAGCGGAACTCAACAAAGCAAGAAAACGCGAAGATGCCGACAGGCGGGAAAAGCTACATGAGCACACTCGGAACATACTTTTTCTCCATTCCAGCGATGGTGAAATTGGTTTCCTTGCTGCCCAAGCCTTTGATGCATTGGGAGATAAAATTGAAGAGCTAGAAGCACTAGGAATTGCCATTGAGCACGGCTACGAAGTTGATCGCGCCCGCTTGTTCCGTGGAGTGAAATCTCTTGTCGCGACGCAAGATACTAGAGCATCAGTAGCTGATTTAGTCGCTGTGCTGAGGTCGAAAACGGCAACAGCTTTCGAGATCATTCCCGCACTGCAAATTCTGAAAGATATCTCAGAGGAATGGCCAGTGGCGGTACAAGCTGCGCTTGATCGGCCAGACGAGCAGTTCTCCACACTGCTATCAATGATGGGAAGCCTCATGTCGTGGCGAGATGCAACTCCGCTATGCGCAAAACGGTTACTGGAACTTTCTGAGTTCGAGGAGTTGCCGACCAAAAGAAGAATACAAGTCCGCAACTATGCAGTGCTATGCCTGATCGCAGCAGGCGAATTTAACGAGGCGGAACAGGCCATTGAAAGATTCGGGCGCGATGACGCTGATGAAAATCAGGTGCAACACTTGTTCAACCGTGCAGTGGCCAGTTGGGCGATGGAAGGAGAACCACCAATAGAGCTATTCAGCAAACTCGTAGAGCATCCCGGAATGCAGGCTTCGAATCATACCGTAAATGGCAGACAATGCTTGGCACTAGCTTACGCAGCCATAGGAAGACACGAGGTTGCCTTGGAGCAAATTGAACTTGCGAAAGAGGTACTGAAGCCGGGAGAGATGCCGTTTAGTTGTTGGTCCTATCTCAACTCCACAAGTGAAGAGATGTCGCAGCACTTGGAAGAAATGCGTGAGTTGATCGTGCTTAATCGCCCTGTTACGCCACCATTTTTCCGAGAGGTCGCAGATCACCATCAATGATCGCGTCAAGCGGCTTTTGGAAGCGCCCGTGCGATCGCTACTGGACAGTTTACGATATCGTAACTAGCTTCACTTACAACTGAGGTACATTATTGGAGTGTTGAGATGATCTACCATCCTGGGTCAGACGAGTAGAATCGGCTGGAATTGCCAATGGCACTATGAGGGGGCGCTGCATCTGCAGCGCCCCGTTTTGTTTCAAGGTTGTACTACCAAATTGTCTTGCCACCGAAAGATCGCGCTCTACGTGGCGGTGTCCGCTTTGGGAAGCTGCAGTGCGGCAATCACAACTGATGCGAACAACCCGTTTGGGCCGATCACGTCTCCTTGCAGGAATGGCGGGAACCCCTACCGCTCCCGCTGCTCACCTACCACCTCGACCTCGGTCGGCGAGGTCGGCAGCAACCGCGAGACCTTGATTTGATTCGAACTTCACTTTTCAATTGAAATTATAGTATTTAGGTGAAACGGTACATGCAAACGCCAGCGAGAGAATCGAGCGACATGGACCCTACCTGCGACTATTGCGGAACCACCACCAAAGGCCGCTGTCGCGGCGTCCTGGCTGCCCACTCTTGCGGAGAAGTTCTGCTCCCCCATTACGCCGACACGCCGCCCCCGACGATCCACCACGGGGACGCTCTCGCCGTCCTGGCGGCGATTGAATCCGGCAGCATTGACGCGGCAGTCTTCGACCCGCCGTACCCGACGATCTCGGGCGGATCGAACGACAAGGCAGGCGGCAAGCACACACGGCCCAGCGGCATCCTGACCAAGAACGACGGCAAGATTTTCGCGCACAACGAGATCGCCCCCGGCGAGTACCTGCCGGAGGTCTACCGTGTGCTGCGGGACCGGGCGCATCTCTATCTGATGACCAACGTGCTGAACCTGGTCGAGCGGGACGTTCTCGGCGACGTGAGGCGCGCCGGTTTCCATATCCACAACGTCCTGCCGTGGCGCAAGAACAACGCAACCCCGAACCGCTGGTACATGAAGGATGTGGAATACACGATCTTTGCGCGCAAGGGCGCTGCTTTCAAAATCAACGACTGCGGCTCGCGCACCTCCATGACGGTCTTCCCGCATCCGCTCGACTGGGACAACGTGCCCAGCCCCAAGAGCCACCCGACCGAGAAGCCGGTCAACCTCATGCGGACCTACATCGAGAACTCGACCAAGCCCGGCGAGACCGTCCTGGACCCGTTCATGGGGACCGGCGCGACCGGCGTTGCCGCGCTCGATCTGGACCGGCGGTTCATCGGGATCGAGATGGGCGAGGAATACTGTGCGCGCGCAGCGATCCGGTTGGGCGCGGCAGTGCAGCCCCGACCCAAACCCTTTGTCGAAACGGCAGACGACATCGACTGCTGGCTGGACGGGGAAGACGAAGACATCGACGCCTTCCTCGGCCTCGCCGACGACACCATAGACAGATTTCTCGGATTTTAGGACCAACCCATGAACGCACCGATACGCCCAGTTCTAATCACCGACACGATGGCTTGGACCGGCTCCGGCTACATCGACATGCTTGACCCTGATCCCGCTGCGATCAAGCTGTGGGACGTGGCGGTCGGCCTGTCGCGAGAGACCCGCTATGGCGGATCGGCCACCTCGGTCGCCTGGACCGTGGCCCAACACCTTCTCATGGCCCTCCGGTTCGCCGAGGACGACGGTGTGACCGAGGACGCCGCCCTCCGCACTATCTTCCTGCACGACGGTCCAGAGTACATGATCCGGGACTTAATCGCACCGATGAAACGTGGCTGCCCGGAGTACCGGGGAATCGAGGCGGTCTGGTGGCGGGCGTTCTCCACCCGGTTCAGCCTGCCGTTGGTGATGCCCCAGATCGTGAAGCACTACGACATGATCTGCGGAGCGACCGAGAAAGTGGCGCTGATCTCCAAGACTTCCGGGCGGTGGCCCATCTTCGAATTAGTGGAAACCCGCCGACTGCCGCTCGATTTGCTGCGAATGGACGAGCGTGAGCGGTTTGCAGCCTTCTTGGCGGAGGCTCGGAACCTCGGCCTGACGTAAGGGCCGACTCCCGTTTAACGGGTTGACCTGTCAGTGGGTCGCCCATACCGAAACCCTCATGCCTGTGCCTAGGAGTGTTTACTTGTCCCTGAGAAAAGCCTTGCTAACCTTGCCCTTCGTGACAGAATCCGCCGAGGGTCTAGACTACTGGAGTGTGCCGCCCACAGGTTGCCCAGAATCAGACCGCCGCACGGGCCGGTCGAACGCGGCGCTCCTTCTGCACCTGCTTCGCGAACACGACGCACCGCACGTTGTCTTCCATGTCGTTGCTGCCTGGCGGGACCTGGACAGCGACCCCGCGCACAAGGCTGCGATGGACGGGTTTTGTGAGGAGTTCGGCGAGACCGTGCTTACGATGCCGATGGAGGCGATGGTCCACCTGGGACTGTGGGCAGGCAAGAAATCCGAGTCGTGCCCGGATGACCTGTACCGGGCGCTGCCGTTCGTGTCTGCGCGGGACGACGGGAGCCTGGACCCGTGGGCGGTGAAGGTCACAAGGGACGCGAGCCAGGACATGGCGACCGGGCGCTTCTACGGATCGCATCTCCTGCGGTTTCTCCAGGCCACGAAAAACCCGAAGGTCCTCTGTGGCATCAGCGCGAACAACCGACCGGCGGGTAACGACACAGGGGACGAGTTCATCCGGCTCGGGTGCATCCATGTCTTGGCCGAGGCTGCGATCTCCGCTCCGGCGGACGCCACGGTCTACCAACGCTCGATGTTGCCACACTACGAGGAGAGCAAAAGCCGCCCCTCGGAGTACAAAGCGGCCTAGTCACTCCCCCGTTTCGAAGGCGTTGCTGGTGCCTCGTTGAGTGCGCAGCGCGCCTCGTTCGTCCACCATCGGCCATGAGACAAAAAGCCGGTAAAACCCCGGCTTCTTAGGAAGCTGCATGTTGGTGTAGTCGGACCAGGCGAAGCATTTGGTTTTAGCCGGGCGTGGTTCGTAGTCGTAAGCCCGTTCGGCTTCGCCACCATCCACATACGAACCGGGATGCCTCGGGTCCAGCGCGAGGTCGGAAGGTTCGACGGTGCGCAGCGTGGTCCGCCATTGCGAGGAGAAAGGATAGTGGATTTCCGACGTGGCGCAGACGATCAGCGCGCCCTCCGGGTCCTCCAAGACTTCGATCCTCTCAACCGAAAACCAGTGATCCGCAGGCCCGAAGTCGAGGCTCGCAGGGATTCGCCTGCCGTTAAGGCCGTACACGACCAGGGCAGCCGCCAAGGTGCCCCAGGGCACGATGATGTGGGCTTTACGGAGAAGGACTCTCATTGGGGACCTCCGAAGGTACGCAGGGCAGTGACAAAGCCCCAGATAACGGCTCCGGCCCCACACACGGCGGCAATCTGGGTGATCCAACGACGAAGATAGCCCCAAGCAGCGGCTTGTTTCACCATGTCGGCGAGTACGTGGACTCGTTCCGGGTCGGACAGGCCTTCCTTCTCCATGAGGACCAGCATCTTGAACTGGGACTCCGTGAGCGTGTACGGATGGAGGGTTTCGCGCTGATCGCTCATTTTTGGTTTCCCGCGCGCGGACCGTGGACCCTGTCGTGCCACCGGGCGCAACTTACGAGCCGACCGTTCACGGTCGTCAGCGCCGCGTCGTATATCAGCACAGCCTCGTCCAGACGCTCGTCAGTTACACCGGCAGACTCCGTCTTGCGGCAGTACGCCGGGAGAGAAGGCTTCGGGGCTTCCTCGGCCTTCGTTTCACCAATCTTGACGGCGGCGGCTTTGATCCGTTCAGCCTGATTAGTTCGACCGCAGGAGGAGGCGAAGGTCAGAATCGACAACGCAACCAGCAGGTGCGTCAGGGTGGCTCTCCAGGTAGTCGAGGCGCGCTTGGGTTGCATCGCGGGTATCCTTCTCGGCTTGGGTGGTCTCCCGGAGGAGGGCGGCGTTCGCAGCGGCCAGGCGCACGGCCTGTTCCCGAAGAACCCGGATTTCGGCCTCGGCGGCGGTGAGTTCAATGTCCGCGATGAAGCGTACGACCGTCTGTTTAACGGCACTGGTCTTGTCCGCCACATGCCAGCCGTAGAGCGCCAGGAGGGTCAACACGACCATCCCGACGCGGCTGAACAGAATGCGGCTTAGGCCCGCCACTGGCTGATCCACGCGATGCCCTTGCGGGCCTTGGAGAACCAGAACCATGCGAGGGTGCCCGCGCCGACCAGGAGGCCTGAAACGAACTCAAGCAGGATCGGATCGTCGGTGAACTCCCGCACCAGGTCCTCCGGCAGCAGGCCGCCGCTGGTCAGCTTGGCGGCGAGGGCCACCAGCATGTACCGGGCCAAGGTGGGGATGAAGGGGATCACGTTTTTCATGTCGAGGTTCCTTACTCGCCAGTTTCATTCAGCAGGCGCTTGCGGCCCACGATAAAGAGGACGGTGCCCATCGCGATCACGGCCACGGCCACCAGCGCGTAGGCATCGGTCAGCTTCTCGAAAGCGCCCGCTGCTGCGGTTCCGAGGCCCATGACGGCGGCGATGCCTGCGCCCCAGGAGGTCGGGTCGGTGCGCTTCGGCAGCTTGGCGGGAGCCGGGTCGTCCACGATCTCCGAAACATCCGGGTCCCCGTAGGCGGCGATGGCCGCGATCACGGCAGACAGGAACAGGTTGTGGTAGCCTGCGATCAGCGAGGCCTTGTCCTTGCCGTTGATGATCTTGCGAGCGTTGACCGGGTCGTCGGTCGTCTCGTTGAAGAAATTCTCCAGCGAGTATTTGGTGAAGTCGCCCCGGTTCGACAGGCCGCGAACCATACCCTCGACCAGGATGCGTTTCGAATGCTTGAGCGCCAGATCGGGGAACTGGGCCAGCGGGATGCCGAGGATTTTGCCCATCCGCACGAAGTTCTCGTACCAGGTCAGTTGAACGTCGCCGCGACCGTAGTAGACGTGGCCCCAGGGACCCTGCGGGAAGCAGTACCACTTGGAGCCTTTGTGCCCGTAGTTGCGTTTGACGTAGGCCCGGGCTGCTTTGTCGGAGGTCTTGAATCCCTCGCGCACCGGCTGCATCTTCGCGCCGGTTTCGTGGTAGTCGGTGGCGAAGGCGTAGGACAGGTGACGCGGATCGTCGGTCCCAGCTTTCTCCCACTCGTCCAGCAGATCGTTCATGCCGGAGACCTGGCGAGCCGTCAACTTGCCCGGAAAAGGCCCGGAGCGAACGTGCGCGAAGAACGTCTTGCGGTCGAGTTGAAGCATCTTAGCCCCCAATGGAATCATCCGATAAAGGATATTTTAGCCTAAAGATGATAATCTGGCCAGACCAGTCACCCGCAAGCTACACGTCACGGTTGACTGGTCTGGACTAGGCTCTTTATTGCCGTCTTTTTGCGGGTCAGCCGCGCGGGAATCGGCCCGTGGGCGCGGTGAACGCGGCGGCGTAGCGAGCCGCTTTCGTGATCCGAAGTTCATCGAACCAGCCGTGCATCGGATCACCGAACTCGTTGCGACCGACGTAGTTGGTGACGAGCCGTGCGTTGATCGCAGCCTGGTACGTCTCCGTGACCGTCTTCTCCAGCGCACCGTTGACGAACATGCGCGTCGTGAGGCCCGACCGCGACACCGCAATGTGGTAGTCGGTATCGACGGCGAGCACCGGGCCGAAGAAGTCGAGCGCCGTGTTCTTCACAACGAAGATGATCTCGTTCGTAGAGCCGTTGCGCAGGAAACCCCACGATCCCGAGTCGTTCGTGTCGAAGTCGCCCATCGGGCCGTCCCAACTGGAGAACGTGTCGAACCGGATGTGGAACTCGACAGTGAAGTCCCCGGCCAGGATGCCGATGTCCAACCCTGCGAACGTCAGATAGTCCCCGGATTCCACGTAGAGCGAGCCGGTGGAGTCTCCCCCAGCCGGAGCCTGGGCCGTGTCCGTTGCACAGAGCGCTCCGACATAGGTGAGCGGAACCGCGTTCGGGCCTTCGTCGGTCGCAGGTTGCGAGGCATCGGCTCCATCCCAACCGGCGAGGAACACAACGTCGTCCCAGTAGGGGTCGGTGCCTACACCTGCGACAGTGCCGTTGATGTCGTCGTAGGCGGCCCGGGCGGCTTTGTACCCCACGGGGATCGGGTAGGTGAACGCCGAGGCGACGAACCGGGCGGTGTAAGAACATCCTGTCTCGGTGGGAGACAGGCAGAAGTAGTATTCGCCCCCCTTGGTCGTCAGCACCCGGGTAGACGAGGCAGCGTTCGTCGGATCCACGTGCCAGGTTCCGTTCCGCCCGAAATAAATGCGCCCGTTCGTGTGGTTGACCGCGCACATGATGATATCGCCGTTGGACCACGCGCCGAGGCCTGACGCGCCATAAGACGTGCCGTTGGACGCGACGTTGTCGTTTCCTTGAAGCTGGACGCCGTCCGGGTAGGCCATCGGGTTGCCGCCGCTCGGGTAGTTGCTTCGCTGGCTCACAAGGGCGACTCCGATGCACGAGGCGTTGCCGACCTGGTTGACGACCTCGACCTCGAAATACGACCGCCCGGCACAGGGGAACGACGCAGGGACAAAGCCACTGAGGATGGTCGTGTCAGCCGTCGCGTTGTTACCGTCAATGGTGTATTGCGGCGGCGTATAGGTGGGGTCGAGGTACGGTTCCACGGCGACTGGACCGCCGCCCAGCTCCGCGAGGATCGACATAGAGACCGAACCCATAAGTGCTTGCATGCTCATGCTTCAATGTCTCCGACCAGGTAGTAAGTGTCCGCTACGCCCGCAGGGATCAGGGTCGCGGACGAGCCAGTCGTCCTGATCTTCACGCGCACTTCCGCCGAGATGATCGTCACGCCGCCGCCCGCAACGAAAGTCGGGATGCCCGCGCCGGTCGAGATGAAAGTACACGGCTCTTTCCCGGTGAGGCCCGCCGGGACGGTGATGTCCAGATCGGTCGCGAAGTTCACCGGTTTGATCCGGTTGCCCTTGAAGTGCGTGTCAGTGACGTTGAACGCGGCGGTTTCAGCCGCGTCTACCACGGTCTGCTGGAAAGGAGTCCAGCCGGTGGCCAACTTCTCGACGTGCTGGGCGTCGTCAATGACGTACAGCTTCCAACCGGTCTGCGGTACGACGTAGACCCACGCCTCGAACCCGACCTCGCCGTCCCAGATCGCGATCTCATCCGGGTTCGAGCCGTCGTCGCTGCGAACGATATACACGTCCCCAAGGACCGGCGCGCCGGGCAGCACAGTCGTCCGTGACTTGGCCCGGCCTTGCAGAAGCACCGAGGTCAATCGGATGTCTTCGCTGCGCTGATCGCCCCAGCCCTTCGATCCGGGAGTCCAGTAAGCCCGAAAGCCCAGCCCCGGAAGTTCGCGTTCACCTGCCATAGTTCCATTCCTTTTTGGTTGCTGCCTGCGCGAGCTGCGTTCTCCGCTAACCCTCGTCTGCCAGGCGATTTCGTTTTTGTTACTCTACGCCTTGGCCCCAGCCGCCTCCCCAGTTGTTCCCGTAGCCGATCTCACGTCCGTCCCAGCCCTCACCCCAGGAGTTGCCCCAGCCGCCTTGGCGGAAGTCGAACCAACGCTGCGCCGCTTTCAACGACCGGAGGCCATCGCGATCCGAATAGAAAGCGACGTGTCCGTACTGGACTAGCGCGAAATCCGCCGTGGTCAGCGCGTAGCTGGTGCCCGTCAGGCCGGTGACCTCGTTCTGCTCAACGCCGTACTCGTCAACGATCACCAAAACGGTTGTCTGACCGACTTCCGGGGTCGCAGTTATGTCGTCCCAGCGCAGCGCAACCTGGTCTTCGATAGCCCGGTTCCGCTCGACCCAAGTGGCCGTGACGGTGACCGGTCGGGGGACCTGGGAGTAGTCGGCCAGGTCAAACCCGTTGCCGTCGATCTGACAGTCGGCGGGCCGGAAGGGCAGGTGGGGTCGTGCCGTCGCCGTGTGGACCACGTCCGCCGCATCTTCGTAGGCCAGGCGGCCCTCGGAGGTGCGCGGCAGGAAGCGGTAGGTCGTGGTTTCCCCTGCGGCGCGCTCAGTCGGATCGGTGCGCGACACATCTTCCGGGAAGACCCAAAGCCGGGTAGCCCCGGGCCAGCGGAGCGGCACCGTGTCGTACAGCCCCCGCGCCACCGTCCATTCGTCTGCACCCTCGTCGTAGCTGTCGAGCATGACGACTTCGTGCAGAGCGTCGGTGTCCCCGAGCAGGAAGAAATCACCCTCCGAGGCCGTGGCGAACGTCAGGGTCGCGAACAGGCTGCCCGCTACCACCGTTGAGGGCTCAAGTTCCCAGACAGATTCCGTCAGGACCGCCCGGGTCGGCGGGACGTTGGTGATCGCCTCCACCACGACGGAGCCGTTCGGCTTGGTGACGGCGGCGCGAGCCTCGAACTCACTGAACCGCGAGGTGTCGTGCATGCCGAGCAGCGCAACGGCGACTCCAGGGTACGCATCGTCAACGTCGGTCAGGCTGGCTCCGTTCCGTAGGACGACAGGGAGCGGCACGGTGATTGCGGTCTCAGCAGTCAACGGCACCGCGCGAGACCGATCGGTCACCCACTCGGATTTCTGGACGTTGCTGTAGGCGGTCTTTTCGAGGCTGAACACGTCTTCCACGACATCCAACGTGACCGTCCGCTTCTGCGCGGTCCCGTAGTCTACGCCGGTCACGCGGACCAGGATGTTCTCGATCCCGTCCTCCGGCCATGAGAGCCGGAACACGTCTCCCGGCACGGTCAACCGCGCCACGCGTTCCGCTTCGACACGGCAGGCGAAAAGCGGGTGCCCCGACGCCTGCACGTCGCGGTCGGCGATGACTTGCGCGAGCCACGGGTCACGGACGCCGTAGTAGGACCGCGTCTCCGAAATGGTTTCGCCCTGGATCGCGATGTTCGCCAGGTTGTGCGCCGTCAGCGTGGCCGGTTCCTCGGTGCGAGGATCGGTGTATTCAACGACGATCTCGTTGATGGTCTCGCCCCAGCCTTTCCTGCGGCGGCTCATCGCCTTGCAGTTCGACGGGTCCAGCAACGGCGCGGCCTCGGCGTCGTAGTCACCGCGCAGCAGCTTGAGGGTCCACTTGCCGGTCGCAGGGTGCAGGAACAGCATCGCCTGGATGTGGTCCAGGACCTCCTGCACGAAAGCCTCGATCTCCGCCTGGCGCGCCCACATCATGGAGAGGCCGAAGAACTCGTCCACCAAGGTTTGCGCCACAGATTCAAAGGAGTCCACGTCGATGTTCAGAGGGTCTTCCCCCTTTCCCCATTCAGCGTTCACCAGGCACTCGTGGATAATGTGCGCCGGGTTGGCGTTGGGGAGCAGCGCCAGGCCCTCGCCGTCAACGTCGCAGTGGGACGTGGGCAGAAGGTCGCCCGCGTTTGCGTGGATTTCTCCGTAGGTTTCGATGTCGATCCAGTCGGCGAAGAAGGGAAACAGGAGTTCCTGACTGGTCTTGATCCGCACCGAGCGAGCGCCCGCCGGGATGGGGGAGATCAGTTCCAGATCGACCTGGCCGTAGCCCTCCGCCACAAAAACCGAGGGCGTCGAGTTGGTCGTCAAATTCGTGCCGGTGCCGTCCGTCTCGGTGTAGTAGTAGCAGTTAGCGGTCAGATCGCCCTGCGTTTCCGCGCCGCTGAACCGGTGCTTCGCGTAGGCGCTGTTCCGAACGACGACGCGACCGAGGCCCGAGGCGATGCGGGCGGGCGTCATCATCGTGGTCAGATCGAAAGTTTGGTCGGTGACAAGAAAGTCCACGAGGCCCGTCGTCGGCTCCGGCTGGAACAGGAAGTCCTGAAAAGCGACCGGGTCGTTGATCCCTGCGCCGGTCTCGTCCTCGTAGTGGGAGAACGGATAGATTAGCGCGGTGGAGTCGTTCAGAGTGCGCGGCAGACGTGTCACGCTGATCTCCGCAGGCGGCAGGTACGGGTTGTTGGAGGTCCAGCGGAAGCCGAAGGCCCCGGCACCTCGGAAGAAGATGCTCGCCAGGCCGCGATAGCCCGGCATGGAGGTCGGCGTGAGGCTGAAACGGGAGGCCAGGGACTCCGAGGAGACCTGATCATCCGTGCCCATGTAGATTTCCGCGACCCCAACTGCGCCGCCCTCGCCGTTGTCACCGCCGAACAACTCCGGCTGATCGACCGACACGTCTTGGCGACCCTGGTAGGCTCCGCAGAGGACGTTTTTCTGCTTCACGGTGACCCGGTTGATGGAGTCAATCGGCCCGTGGCAGATTCCATAGTGGATGGACATGAGGAAGTCGTAGACCTCGCGTCCGCCTTTTTTGCCGCTACCCATTGTCAGCCTCCTCTGCGCGGGCGATGCCGATGCACCGCTGCACGATTGCGTCGTTCAGATGTTCGATTTCCGAAATCGGGATTCCGGTTTTCACGAGGCGGACAAAGTCCAGGCCCAGCGTCTTGCAGTGCTTCTTGACACCCGAGACGCAGTAGCCCCCCTTCCGGCAGTGGTGGATCGTCACTACGTCGGTCATTTCTTGCCTCCCGACGCCTTGCGGAGATGGATGTCTTTGTCGCCGTACCAGAGGATGTTGAGGCCTTTCACGGTCAGGCTGCCGAAGACCACCGGGATCGGTCGCCCAGCTTCCGCCGTAGGGTCCTTGAGGTCATCGACCGAAAGCGGCTTCGGCTTCTTCGGCTTGGGCATGAGCATGTAGCCGATGACCTGGAGGACCAGGCTGACCAGTAGGGTGGCGAAAAATGCCATAATCGCGCCTTACGTGTGGTTGTTCTGGTTGAGCGGGTTGTTGGCGGGGATGAAGGGGTGCCCGCCGTAGTTGACCGCGTTGTCGTGCAGGTACGTGCAGCCGTCCGTCAGGGTGTGAGGACAGCCCAGGCTGACCTCGACCGCTCCGGCCACCTCCAGGTTCGTCGCAGGCCCGGCCAGGATCAGGATGTCGGTGCCGCTCACGCGCAGGATCGACCGTCGCTCGCGCCCGAGCGGCCCGTCCCACTCCAGCAACCCGCCAGTGTAGTAGGACGCGCCCACGTCCGTCTGCGCGCCGCCCGGGTCCTCGACATCAACGGGCACCTGCTTCTGCCAGGTCCCCGAAAGCGTGACGGCGTTGCCGCTGATGACGGAGGCCGTGGAGGCCGTGGTCGCCGCTGCCTTGTTGGCCTGGCACCGCTCGCCGTAGAGAACCAGGCCGCAGGGCCATTGGTAGTGCCGACGAAGCCCGGGGCGTTTCATGGACGCGCTCGACGCCTCGCACACAAGAACGGTCTTGGAACCGGTGCGCGAGGCTTCCAGCACCCGACCCAGCCAGGCCACGGGGAAGCTCTCGCCCAGCAGCCAACTCGCCGGGTCTGTCTCGCCGGGCACGTGTCCTTGGCGGATCGCGACGGTGACCACCCGGCCCGGGGGGTAGATTCGAAACAGATCGGAAACCTCGGAGTCCCGGGGCACGGTCACACGAACCTCGTTCGCCCCCAGTTTCCCCTTGCTCTCGAACTTCGACCGGACGAGGCCCGGCAACGGCTTGTAGATGATCGAGTCATGCTCGATCTCGTCCTCGCCGTCCGTGTAGGCGTAGTAGATCGGCGTCTCGCCGTCGGCCTCAACGCCGTAGGTGAACTGGAACAGTTCGACCGGCTGTCCGCGCTCCCGCGCATTTTCGTAGTCGCTGAACGCCATCAGACAGGCTCCTCGTTCGGCAATGTCATTAGGGAAAACGTCGTCTCGGCGACTGCGTTCGAGCGCCAGTTCACCTCCAGCCGGTCGGCTGCGAACCGCCAACGTGGGCACCACGACAGCCGGGTCTCGGTCGTGACAGCAACCGTCCAGTCGTCTGCGAAGGTGAACGTGGTGTTCACACCGTTCAGAGCGACTCCGGTGACGCGGTTTAGCTGGTGGGACCCGTCTGAGCCGTGCGCGATCACGACATTGAAGACCGGCGAACCGTTGTAGGCGTAGAAGGCGTCAACCCCCTGCACATCGAAAGCGCTGACGGCGACGGGGTTCTCGACGGCGGCCAGGTCGCTCTGCCAGGTCGGCATCCAGAACGAACCGCGACGGCCCTTCTGGCGGAGGAAGAACGCAATCAGCGCCTCGGCGGCCTCGGTGTTGGCCCCAAGGAACTCCAGGTTTTCTCGCAACGTCACGTAGCCCGTGCGGGATTCGGTCTCGATCACGCCGCGCCCGCTGTCGCTCGTCTCGCGCGTTTCCGCGAAGGTGAGGCGGGGCTTCTCCCGCCAGTTCGGCTTCGTCAGGAAAACTTCAACGCCCTCGAACGTCTCCGGGGTCGCGGGTGCGTAGGACTGCGGATCGGTGCCCGGGTCGGCGCGATATTCGACGTTGCCTGACCACAGGTTCGAGGTCTCCGCGCGGAAGTCCACCGTCTCGGCTGCTCGCGCCATGTAGGCGTGGCGCACCTTGCCTCCAGCAGAGAAATCCCACTCGATAGGGTTCACCAGGGTCACCACGTCCCCCGTAACGCTGGTGACCTCCACCGCCTCTTGCCGGGTATCTGACTCTACGATGAGGTGCGCCCCGGGTGCGACCCAGACCGGTGGGCTTGTGATCGTGATCGTGTTCGCGAAGGCCGCAACGTCAGCGGCCAGCGCAGCCTCACGCCAGGGCGATTGAAGAATGAAGGGCGCGTGGATAGACTCCGACAGATCGGCCTGGTGCCGCCGGATACCGGCAGCCGTCAGAAGCGACCGGAACTCCAGTTCCACCCGGGCGCGGGTGCGCAGCGCGTCACGAGTCTCGGTGCCGTCGTAGGATTCGCCCACCCACGTCTTGAACTCGAACGCGACCTGAACGGGGCTGCGCCAGTCCGGTTGCGTCACGGCGATCCGACCGATCCTTTCGAGAATCTGCGCCATGCTAACGAATCCCCAAAGCAGAGTTCAGGGTGTCGGAGTTCTGGCGCATGAAGTTCACGACCAGTTCGATCCCGCTCGGGGTGGAGAGCGCCTGGTCGAGGAAACTCGTGCCGTCGAAGGCGTTGACGATCTTCCAGTCCGGTAGCTTCGCCGCAGCGCCGCCGTTGAACATGTGGCGCGGATCGCTTTTCGTCAGGACCTCCTCGCCCTCCTCCAGAACCGCAGGCACCTCGTTGGGCCGCAGACCGGCGATTCCGCCGCCGTGGTAGCGAACCGCGTTGGCGAACGCGATGGGGCTGGTCGTGCGCTTTTGAGCCGAGCCGCCCGCGATCCCGCCGCCGTGGAACAGGCTGTTGATCGCGCCTGCTATAGCGCCACCGGCACCGCCCGAGGCAGCGCCCGGGCCGCCCATCATCCCGGAGATCGCGTTGAAGATCAGTTGTTTCAGGATCATCTGGCCGATCTGGATCAGCACATCGGCGGCCATCTCCAGGAAGGCGTTGCCGAAGTCCGCCAGGGTGGCTTCACCCGCTGCGATCTTCTCGGCCAGCTTGCCGAACGCTTTCACCGCTGCGTCCGCGAACATGGCGCTGATCTGTTCGCCGGTCACGACAGCAGTGGATTCGGTGCGCTTGAGTTCTGCCTGGGTCTGCTTGAGTCCCTGGATCGCCCGGGCCGAGCCTTCGCCGCCCAAGGCTTCCCAGAAGGCCAAGGCTTTCGCGGTCGCGGCCTCAAGTGCGGCGTTCACCTGCTCCAGTTCGGAGTTGGTGGCCGCCAGCCCGGCACCGTCGCCTTGCTCTTTCTGGTACCTGGCCTGCTCCATCAGGAACGACCGGCGCTCTTGGAGCAGAGAAACCTCCTCCTCCAGGGCCTTCGCCTTCTCTAGTGAGGTGTCCCGCTGCTCATCGAGAGCCTGCTGCTTGAACTTCTCGCGGGTGATCTTCTCGATCTGCTCGCGCTGCTCCGCCGTCAATTCCGTGCCCAGCTTGGCAGCGGCGTTCTCCGCCTCCATCAGGGCGGTGGCGACCTCCCGGTCGAGGAGGGCTTGGTCTTTGATGCTAAGAAGGAATTGCTCGTTCTCGATGGACTTGTCCTGGTCCGCGTGGAACTCGGCGATCTTCTCCGCGCGCTTCTCGGCCTCCTCGGCGGCGTCCTTCTCCAGTTCGAGCGAGTCTTCCTGCTGGGTGACGATACCGGCGTAGGCGGCCAGAAGGCCCTCGGCACGGGCTTTGTGCCCGTCCATCTGGTCGTTGACCTTATCCAAAACCGTTCCAGGCGCGCCGCCGTTGTTGGCATCGCTCGCGCCGGTCTTGGACGCGCTACCCGCGTTGATCGCGGCGTAGATTTGAAGCAAACCGTCGCCCGCTTTGACTCCGGCGTCTTCCAGATACCGGCCTGCGGCGATCACTTGGTCGGTGACGGACGTGCTTTCGGAGACGCCGTACTTCTCCCGCTGTGGCTCTCCCCACTGAATCAAGCCGCGATGCTGCCCGTACTGCGTGGTCGGGCCAGCTTGCCACGGGTTCAGCGTCCCGCCGGTCTCGTAGGACATAGCCGTCAGCAGGTCTTTTGCCGCCACGCCCATATTCTCCGCGACGACCGTGACCGCGCGCACCAACTCCTCGGTCTGCGATCCCGCCGGGCTGTTGCGGAGGGCGGTGTACTGGGCCTCGTAGTCGCCCGCGTTGTTCAGCGCCTCCGACGCCTGACCGGCCAGGGCCATCGCCTTCATGATTTTCTCAGCAGCGCCGCCGAGTCCCTGGATCATCGCCATGAACCCGCCGCCCGCAGCCGACGCGTCCGCGTTGCCGAGAGCGGTGACGATCCGGCCCCAGGCGTCCGCAACGCCCTCGGACTCCAGCGCCAGCTTGGCGGCGTCGAGCGCCAGTTGCTTGATCGCCTCCTCCTCACCTATACGCTCCATCTCGTCGGCTAGGTGGGGGACCTTCTCGGCCAGTTCGTCCAGCTTCTTGTCGAAGGCAGCGGCGGCCTTTTCCTGGGCTTCCATTGCGTCAGCGCCCGCTTCGGACGCCTTGGCCAGGCCAAGGAGTACCTTGTCGGCGTTGGTCGCGGTGCCGTTCATCAACCGCATGGCGGCTTCGGTCTCGGCAATCGCGTCTTCGATTTCCATCCCGCGCCGGGCGACCTTAACCATCGTCTCCAGGAGAGCCGGAGAGAACATGTCGGGCGCTTCTTTGCGGACGCGCTCGATCACGTCGAGGTACGCCTTGGCGGAGATGCGGTTTTCGTTGAACGCCGCGTCCGCGTCGAGAAGATCGCGCACCAGTTGGCGTTGACCCACTTCGGCCCCGCGCTCCAGCATCAGGGCGCGAACCTCGGAGGCGCTGCCCTTCATCGTGTTCAGCGTGTTCTCTGAGTCTTCCCGGAAGGCCTTGAGTTCGTCCCGGAGGCGGCCCAGTTGCGCGGCCATCTCGATCTCGTTCACGCTCTCCAGCGCGTCTTTCCAGTTCGTCGCGCCGTCAGCCGCCGAGATGTACCCGGCCTGTACCTCGGCCAGCATCGCCTTGTGGCGGGACAGGGTGTCGTTCAGCGTGTTCGTGCTGTCATCGACCTGGCCCAAGCCGTCCAAGGCGAAGTACGAGAGCGCCGCAACCAGTATGCCGATGGGCCCGCCGACAGCCGCGACCAAGCCCCGGCCCACTGCGACCAGGGAGAACATGACCTGGCGAAGACCGCGCAGAGCGATCCCGAGGCGACCGGAACCGACGACCGCAGCAGCGAACGCCGGGGACGCGGCCATGATGACTCGATTCATCTGGACCATCGCGCGACGGGTGCCGAAGCTGGCCGTGCCGACCGACACCAGCGAGCGCACCATACCGGCGGCAACCTGGGCCAGCTTGATCGAGATGAATATCTGGGCTGCCGTGATGAACAGTCCGAAGTTCGAGACGATGCCTGGTAGGAGTTCGAGGACCTGGCCGAGAGCCGCGCCCAGCGACTCGAACAGTTGGACGCCCTCGTCGCTCTCCAGGAACGCCGTGACGCCGTCGATGGCCTTCTCCAGGCCTTCGATGAAACCGGAGTTCGCCGCTGTCAGTTGGCGCTTGAACAGGAGGTCTTGCAGGCGACCGATCTTGGCGGCTGTCTGGTCGAGCGCGCCGTCGAGTTGGCCCCCGAAGGTTTCCTCCATGCCTCGGCCCAAGGCCAGCAGCGCCGTACGGGAGTCCAACGCACCGTTCTCAACGCGCTTGAAGAACTCGCCCATGTTCTCGGAGGTGTACCCGAGGGCCTGGGCCAGGATACCAACGGCCCCTGGAATCTGGTCACCGATCTGCTGCCGGATTTCTTCCATCCCGGCCACGCCCTTACCGGCGATCTGGGTGAGGGCGACGAAGGTGCGGCTGATCTGGTCGTTGGTCAGCTTGAGGACGCGACCGGATTCCGTGACTTGCCGGAAGATCGTGCGGATTTCTTGCAGGCCTAACCCGGCCTTTTGACCGGAGATCAGAAATTTCGAATAGTTGTCGGATACGACTCCGAACGAGACGCCGAGCCGTTCGGCCTCTTTTTGCAGGTACGCGATCTCTGCGCCCGTGCGCTTGGCGTTCTGGTCGAACGCTGCGCTCAATCGAGTCTGCGCCGCTTCCATCGTCTGGAACGCGTCCAGGAAGGACTGCCCGGTGCGAAATACGCCGTAGAAGCCAACGAAGCTGGCCGTCATCGACAACACCTCGCCCCGGATGCGCTGCATCAGGGAGAGCGCCTTGCGGCTGTCCCCGTAGAACGCAGCCATCGCGAGGCGCATGTTGGTGGCCCCGCGCGCACCGCGCATCATGCCTGCGGCGGCCTGGTCGGCAGCGGGGCCGAGCCGGAGCAGTTCGCGGACGACTTTACGGATCGACGGATCAGCACGACGGGCGGCGGTTTCCGACTGGCGGAAAGACGCGGCGACCTTGGCCTGGTCCGCTGCGGTCGTGCGGCTGGCGTTCGAGACCTCCCGGAACCCTGCGGCCAGCTTGCGCTGCGCCTCTGTCCCGTTACCCATCGCGATCTTGCGTTGGCCGCGTTCGAACTGGCCCAGGGCCACGCTCGCCGCGAGGGCGGAGTTCTCGATGTGCTGGAGGTTGTTCGCGGACTCATCCAGCGCCCCCTGCTGCCGGGACAGCGTGGGGGCCAGGCGGGAGACTTCCCGGTTCAGCGCTTTGTATTGCTTCTCGCCCGCGCGCAGCCGGTCCTCGAACCCGTCGTTGAACGGGCCGACCTTGGCGCGCATTTTCTCGATGGCTTTGGCCGCAGAGTCGGTCTGTGCCTTGAGCGCCCTGTAGGCGGCCTCGCTCTCGGCCAGATCGCCCTGCTGGGCCTTGAACTTCGTCCGTGCGGTGTCCACCGCATCGCCGACACGCTTGTAGGCCGCCTGGGCCTTGTCAGCGGCACCGGCAGTATCCTTGCCGAGGGCCTTTGCGAGTCCCTTGGCGTCCGCCTCCCCGGCATCCAGAGCGCGCGACATATCGCTGGACCCGTCCGTGACACGGCCTTGGATGCCGACCAGGTCCTCCAGGGCGGCGTTAACTGCTTTGAAGGCCTTGGAGGCATCGTCTTTCGCTTTGATGATGAGTTGAACGTCGCGCGAAGCCATCTTACGTCTCCGTCAGTGCGGTGATGCGCTTCTGGAAAAGTTTGCCGCCGTCCTTAGACATGATCGAAGCGACCGCGAGTTGGAGGAGGGTGGCCTGGGTGGCGTGGTCTCTGTTCACTCGCTGTCGCACGATCTGCGTCTCCATCCAAAGATACGGCACCGGGTAGTGGCGGGCCTGGGGGTGGCCGTGGGCCTGTAGGAGACTGACCATCTCCCGCAGGCCCGCGACCCAGTCGTTTAGTGAGAGGCGTTCGCCGCGATGCCGGTTAGGCTGCTCCCCAGTTGCGAAATCCGCTCGGCGAACTTTTCCAAGCCGCCCTCCGCCTCCAGGGTCAGACGCACGATCTTCTCGATGGTGTCGATCTGCACACCGAGCGGGAGCAGCCGAGCGCGGAAGGCGTTCTCCTCCGACAGACCGGACGCCCGGGCGATCACGTCGCCGATGAGCGGCGGCGCTTCCTCCAGGGCTTCAAGCACGACGCCTTGGATGTCGGCCAAGTTCATCTTGCCGCCGGTCGTTTGCTGGTCGATGGCGTGGGCCGCTGCTTCCGCGACGTACTTCTCGAACAGCGCGTTGATCGGGTCGTGGTGTTTGCGGATAAGAACCGAGAAATCTTCCAGGGCCAGACCCCGAACGGCGAACTCACCGCCGTTCGGAAGTTTGACTGTTTCGGATTGAGGCTCGAAAGACTCTAGACCGTTGGGTGGCATAGGTTGCTCCTCCTATGTGTGGGCTGAGTTCAGGTGCCGGATCAGGCGATGAAAGCTCGACCGTCTGCCAGGACGGCGGGCTTGTTGCCGTCTTTGAGAATGTCCACCGTGAAGCTGATCTGCTGGAAGTCGTCGCCTTTCAGCGAGAACTCACCGTTCGGCATCAACGAGACCTTCGGCATGTAGTAGTCGGTCTGCTCGCCTGCGTTGTTGTAGGCGATGAACCGAAGCGCGCCGTAGATCGACTCCGTGCCCGAGATCGTCTGCTTGCGCGAATGCGCAGCCACGTCGTAGGTGATCTCGACTTCCGTTCCGTCCGCGATCCCGCCGCCTTCAATGATGAAGACCCGACCCAATTCCGCGTCAACGGTGTAGTCGGTGTCCAGGACGTGTACGGTGGCACCGCCAACGCTGGTTACCGAGGTGATGGTCACGCTGCGCTTGCCCGAGGGCAGCGCATCCGACGCACCGACTTGGTAGGTGCGGTCCTGGAGGACGGTGATCGATTCCATGGTGGCAGTCTCGCTGGCCTGCGACAGGACGGCGGCGCTGCCCAAGAACATCTTGGCCAGGGTGTCGGCGATGATGTTGTCGGTCACGAACGACCCGGAGCGGTTCACCGAGATGGTGACCGTGAGGTCTTTTTCGTTCAGGCCCCGGTCGGAGTTGAAGTGGTCAACTTTCTGCGCTTCGACCGTGATGCCGAACGACGGCGTGTTGCCGAAGTATTGCTCGCCAGTTTTCGTGTTGGTGCCGGTGACGAAGGGGTCAAAGTGCAGTTCACCCTTGCCAAGTACGTGGTTCGTTTCAGGCATGTCGTTATTCCTCTTTTGAGTTAATATTCACCTTACAGATGAAAGCCGGGTCACGCAAAGGGATTTCGCAGGTCCTCTGCGTACTCCAGCGTGACCGGTAGCCAGAAGAAGCTGTCGTCTGAGATCAGCTTGTCGGGCATGCGTACGACAGCCTGGCCGATCTTGAGCGCGCCGATGCGCGTCCCGAGGCCCAGGATGTCATGTCCGCGCGACCGGGTGCGCTCTAGGGCGAGACGTTTTTGCACGTCTGCCAGCAGGCGGTACGCCGGGTCGGTCGGGTTCTTTCGGTCGTCAGGGACGAACCCCTGGACGAGCAAGGGGTGGACGGTTTTCACCAAAGTAGAATCGGCAGGCGAGTCCAGGGTGTCGGGAATCTGGGGCGGCTCATTGATCGCCACACAGGTATCCGGGTCCTCCTCCGTCAGCAGTAGACGGCCACGGAACACCGCGTCCGTGAGATCGTGCTGGTATCCGTTGGCGATGGTGATGTCCTCTAGCGCGGCTGTGAGCGCCTTGAGAACCTTTAGTTTGAAGGGGTCGAACATCGGCATCAGGATAGCGCCTCCGTCAATCGGATAAATTCAGTCTCAAGGTATCCGCCTGCCTCGTCGCTCACGTCGTCGGCAACCTGGCGAAACACCTGATCGACCGAGGGGCCGTAGAGGAGGTAGAGTCCGTTGTTCATCTGCACCATGCGCTGCTTGTTCTCGACGCGCTCACCGGGGCGGAGCCGCACGGCGAGGCCGACATTGCCCGAGCGCAGGTTCATCAGGAAAGCACGGTTCATTTTCTCGCGGTTGCCGGGAGCGACCTCGACCGTGGGGGACCTCCGTCCGCCGGTCTTCGCCCCTTTGACGAACCGGGCCAAGCTGGTCGGACGGAACTGGCCTTCGATCACGGCCTCCATCGCGTCCACCGTCGAGTTGCGTACGATCCGCAGATTGCCGTCCGTCTTGGAGTCGAGATAGCGCGCCGGGAAGGCGATCTGCTCACGGATTCGGCGGGATGATTCGGTGCGATAACGTCGGGCCGTGGCGTTGACGGCCTGCGAAGCGAATCGCTTGATCTGTTCCGACACGTTGTCGAAGTTTACGTCTTCCAGGCCCTCGACCGCCACGAGGTACGACAGACCCGATTGTGCAATCCGAGGCTTCAACATGTCAGGAGGCCGGAACGGGCAGGGCAGCAGCGTCGATTTCGCTCTGCTTCATGCGGGTGACCTGGGCCGTCGTCGTGATGCCGTCCGGTAGCAAGACGACCTCCACGGTGTAGGCTTCGTCCGAGGCGACAGAGAACATGCCGCCTCGGGAAGGGCTGACCACGGCGTTCAGCCAGACGATCTCGGGAACCGACTCAATCCGCTCGGCAGGGGCGTAGTCGAACCCCGACATGTCGCCGAACGGTTTCGTACGGCCGTGTGACCTGATCGTGCAGGGCACCTCGACCGTACGGGCCTCGTCCACGTAGACAGCAGGAAATGCCATCCGGTCGTGGAGTTGACGCCTAGCGCGGTTCTTCTGATCGCGGATGCTCATATCAGTCGAGCAGGCCGTCAGTTTCCGACGCAGGCGCGGCAGGCGCGGCAGCCGCAGCGGCAGCGTTGGCAACGTCAGCGTCAGCGTCGGTCTTCGGTTTGCTCGCTTTGGAAACCTTCTTCGCGGCAGCAGGTTTCGCGGCGGGCTTGGCGGCAGGCTTGGACTTCCGGGCCTGAACCTGCTCGTACATCGCCACTTCGTCTTCGGTCGGAACGCGAATCGCGCCCAGCTTTTTCAGTTCCGCGAACGCTTCGTCCGAGAACTCCGCGACGGCCTTGGGTGCCAGGGGCGGGTTTTGGGTGATCTTGTGGATCGTGTAGCCAAGTTTCGACATGGGGTTGCTTCCTCACGGTATGGATTTGTTGGGGGGTGGAACGCCCCCGAGGATCGGTGATCCCCTGAGGCGGTAGTGGTGGTCCTGGCTGCCGTTAGACGACGGCGTTACACAGGTAGGTCGCGTTCGGGTGGATCGGGACCATCAGCGGCGCAGACTTGTGCGTGATGTACTCGACTTCAACGTCGCCCTGGGTGACCCAGTTCTTCGGGAAGATCGGCAGCGCCTTGTACTCAGCAGCGCGGTCGATGATCGCGCCGAAGGCCTGGTGGCCGTTGACAGCCTCCGGGGTGCCAGTGAACAGAATTTGACCCGCGCCGATGTAGCGAGTCGCAACCTTGGTGACCGGATGGACGAAGGTGGAGTTGTCCACCCACAGTTCGATGGTCGCACCGGAGCCGCCACCGACAGTCATCTCGCCGACCTTGAACACCTTCTCGCCCGCGCCCGGAACCAGGCCGCGCTCGATGGTGATGTTCCCGCCGCGCAAGTTTTTGTCGAGGTGCTTCAAGAACTCCTCGTCCTTGCGCATCACGGCCCACACGCCGCCGCCCATGGTCGCACGGGTCGGCATCGCGCCGAAGTCCGCCGAAGTCATGGTGTCCACAACGGCCTGGAAGTGGTCCACGATGGACACGCCAGCTTCGCCGTAACGGAATCCGGCACCCAGGGTTTCGGTGTGGCCTGCGTCGCGCCGGAAATCGACCAGCGTGGTCGGGTACTTGGGAGCGGCCAGGGTGATCTGACCGTCGCGCAGCGCGGTGGCCGCCATGTAGTTCCAGGTGCGGCGGATGGCGCGGACGTGTTGGCCGGTCATCGCGGCGCGAATCGCGTCCAGACGCTCCATCGGGTCCAGCATGGAAAGAACCTGGGAAGCGGTCGGGTCGATACCTGCACGGCGCGTCAGCGGCATCAGTGGGTCAATCCGGTCTTCCAGTTTCAGGTAAGCAGGCTTGAACCGGAAGTGGGTGGACTGGTCTTCGTACACCGACGCACCGCGCGCCAGCGGCATAACGAACGGAGCCAGCGAACGGCCCTCAATCGGCATCTTTTCGAAGTCGATCCAGCCGTTGGCGTCGGTTTCCGCCTCGTTCGGGAACCACTGCATCCAGTACAGCGGGTCTGCCTCCGTTGCGCGCATGACGCCGAGGAAGGTGTTGGTCTCCCACAGCTCGTAGGGGTTGGGCATGGTAAGTCCTCTTTCTCAATTTCCATTTTCCGCGCTCGGCGGTCAGGCAGGGGTTCCGTTTAGCGTTTTGCGCAGATGATCTGGGTGGGGGTCGGAGCGCCTGCGAAGGCGGCCAACTTCTTCGCGTCAGTGTCGAACGAGGCGTCCCACACAAGCGCGTCGATGTTGAATGCGCCCTGGTAGAACACCGGAGCGGTGCCAACGGCGGCGTTGTCGAACGACTGCGCCACGACGCCGATGGCCTGGACCACCTTGTCGAAGGTGGCGAGGGTCAGGTCGCCCGAGACATCCAGGCCGACGACCGCGAACTGCTCGATGGACGCGCCAGCCGCGCACGGGTAGCTGAACGGTTGCGACAACTCGGGGTGGTTGCCGGCCAGCAGGAAGGTCTGGGTGTAAGTGTCCAGTTCTTCGAAAGCGGCCCGCCCCGGGTCGGCGTATTGGTTAGGGATAGTAGCCATTTAAGGTCTCCGTAGGTTGAGTTTCACCTTTCAGATGAAGATAGTTTCAGAAAAACGGATCAGGCCTTGGCTGGCTTGAACCCCGAAAGACCGAGGGCCTGGACGCGCGACACGACCGCTGCGGCCTTGTCTTTCTTGTCATCCTTGCTGCCGCCATCTTCGCCTTCACCCAGGTTCGGGTTCTCGGTCCCATTCATCGCAGCCTCGAACGTCGCGCCGGATTCCTGCGTCTCGGTTTTCTCCGAGGGCATCCCGGCCAGAAACGCCTCGGCGTCTTCGACGGTCATGCCGCTCTTGACAGCGTGGGCGGTCGCAGCCGGGCGGGTCTTGGCGGCTTCGCTGCCCTGGATCGTGCTGATCCGGGTACGCTCGGCCTTCGCGCCGTCCGCAGCAGCGGTCGTGGAAGTTTCGTTCGCCGTGGCTGTGGCCGTAGCAGCGCCTTCGGCGCGGGCAGTTTCCAGGAGTGCATCGAGAGCGGCCTGGTCACTGGGCAGTTTGTCTTTCGACATGTGGTAGTCCCTTTCTTGGTTGTTGGTCGTCTCGACCAGTGCAGACATGGTGTCATCGAAAGTGCCGATCTTGTCCGCGAGACCTGCTTCGATTGCTTGCGGGGGCAAGTAGGTCGCGGCCTCGGTGTCGCGCACCGCTGCTTCGTCCATCCCCCTGTTCCGCGCCACGATGGCAACGAAAATACCGTAGAGATAATCGGCGCGCTCTTGCATGTGCGCCTTGGCCCGGTCGGACAGCGGCTCGGTCGAGTTGCCGTCGGTCTTCTGTGCGCCCGAGAAGATATGGGTCTTCGTGATCCCGCGCTGCGCAAGCGCGCCGCTGATCTCGGTGTGTGTGGTCAGAACGCCGATGCTGCCCACGCCGCCCGTGCGAGCGACCGTGATCTCTTTGGCGACCGAGATGATCGCGTACGCCGCCGAGTAGGCATGCTCATCCGCGATTCCGATGAACGGTTTTTCCTGGGCGGCCTCGTAGAGGAAATCCACCAAGTCGAACAAACCGGTCACGTCGCCGCCGGGGGAGTTCGTCACCAGCGCGAACCGTTTCACCTCCGGGTCTTTCAACCCGCGTACAACAGCCGCCCAGATGTACTCGTAGCCGGTCGCCATGTCATCGAACTGGTACGGGAAACCGTGCATCAGAATCCCTTGGACAGGGATCAGGAGAGTGCCGTTCACGACGTTGTATGGACGCGCCCAGTGTTCGTCGTTCCGCCAGAAATCGTTCTCAGCGTCGGCGTCTTCGTGGTAGGCCATCATCTCGGCCCTGCGAGCGTCCGCAGCAGGCGACATCATCGCGGCCACGGTCTGCTCCGCCCATTCGACGCGCTCGGCGTTGAGCAGCATGTGGCCCAGGTCTGGGGTCCGCAGCATCCTATTTGTCTCCGTCTTGCTCGCGGGGGTCGCCGCTGATCGCGTTGACCGTGTTGTCTTCGACCGACAAGGGCAGCCCTGCGGCTACGCGGGCTTCCATCTCACGTTTCTGCTGCCGGGTGAGGGCGCGCCAGTCCTGGCCGAGGCGACCGGATTCGATCTCCAGGGTGGACAGGCCGTGGCGAAGACGCAGGATCGCGGCCTGAGTCTCTTTCAGTTCGTCAATCTGGCCGCGCGATGCGCCGATCCAGTCGCAACGCGACAGAGCGTCAAGGCGCTGCGCCTCGTACAACCAGCCGCGCTGCTTGGCGACCGCAGGCATCGTGTCGAGCAGGTTCTTGTTGACGACCTCCTCCAGCCACAGACGGTAGACCGAGGTGGCGAACCGGTCGGCGACCATGCGCTTGATGGCGTCCATGTGCTTCCAGGTCTCGGCCATCGCAGCGCGGGCGCTGGAGTAGTTGGTCTCCGAGTAATCCTTGGAAAGCTGCTCGTAGCTGATGTTCAGCGAGGCCGCGATGTAGCGCAGAAGCGACTGCTCGAAATCCTGGCCGAGCGGGGCACCTTTGCCTGCCTGGTGCAGGTTAAGTTTGGTGCCCGGGAACAGGTGCGGAATCTTCACGCCGTCGAGCGTCAGGTTCTTCGCGCCGCCTGTGTAGGCTGCGATCTGGCCGAGGTAGTTTTCCGACCAGGCTTCCATCGCCGCTGCCGGGTTGTCTTGGCCGCCGAGGGACGCGAACACGTCCGCGCTCGGTAGATCGGACTCGATGCTGGCCGCGTAGGTCGCGTTGACCACCGCCTGTTGCAGCGCCACGTCGCGGAACTGCTTGGTGATCCGAATTTCTTTGAGCGCCGACACCATCGCGGAGATGCCGCGCGTCTGGTCGGGGCGCGTCCGTTCGAAGATGTGAAGGACCTGGAGACGGCCCCACGGCTTTCGGGCCGGGACCCGACGCCACTTGTAGTTCTCTCCGGTGACCGAGTAGTCCGAAGGGTGGACCATGCGGAAATGGTACGCTTTGGCCGCGCCGTAGGCGTCCTTCTCGACGCCGCCGACGACCCGGGGGTCGAACATCATCTGCGGAGGGTTCGAGAGCCGGTCGGTGTCCACGAATTGGATCGCCGTGCTGAACGGACGACCTCCGCCGCGCAGCCACTCGACCGACGCCAGGGACTCCCCGGCTGCGACGTGGACTCCGGTGGCCAGGCGGACCATCTCCGTGAAGGTCTGCCGACGCGAGGCGTCCACCCAGTTCTCCGGCGATTCCGCCCAGAGCGTGAACCGCTCCTCGGCTTCCTCTTGGAACTCGGTCTCCCAGGTGTCATCGAAAACGGACTTGCCGAGAACCCGAAGGGCAGGCTTGGCGTTCAGCGCGTAAAGGGAGCCAACGATGCTGTCCTGGTAGATCGTCGCGCCGCCTTTGACGTACGCGTCGTTCTGCATGACATCGCGAGCGCGGGCGTCGAGACCCTTCTTGTCGGGCATGATGTCCCGATCAGCGGATCGCAGCGGCGGGTTCCACAGCGCCATCGTCCGGTCATTGCGCTTGACCGCGTCGTAGGCACCACCGACCATCGCTTTTTCGTCAGGAAGGGTCTCGCCCAGCATCTCACGAACTTCGCGGTCGAACGCCACGATTCTCGGGGTCTCCGGTGTTTCGCCCAGCATCTCCAGGGCTTCGTTATCCAGCATCACATCAGAATCCGCATCGGGGCCAGCGCGTTGCTGTCGGTCGGGTTGACCAGGCGATCCAGGGTGCCGATGTAGCGCAACAGCCTGTCGGCGTTGGCCGCGACGTACTCGATGCGCTCTCCGTTCTGATCGACAAACACTTTCGCAGCCTGCCCGGAGACGAGCAGGTGGTATTGCGTTTTTGCGTCGGTGAGTTTTTCGGCGTTGGTCACGTTGCTCTCCGTCAGCCCAGTTGTTCCGCCAGGTCTCGCAATTTACTATCACCTTTTGGTTGAAGTTCAAACCGAAAGTTGGAGGCAGGACACACCATGTCGTTGTCATCCCACTCTGCGGCCCAAGATGGTGGGTTCTCCCAGTCGATGTGCTGGAACCGGATACGCGACGAGTAGAGCAGCGCAATCGCGTAGCAGAGAAGGTCCCACGCCTCGTTGCGCGCGTTGCCGGGGTTCTTCCAGCCCTTCGCGGTTTTGGTCTCCGCCGTGAGTTCCACATACCACCAATCGGGCAGCCAATCCGGGAAGTAGACCATGCCGCCGCCGGGGTCAGTCCGGTTCAGCATGTTGTTCACCATGTCCTTGATCTTGTTGGAACAGATGAACATCACAGGGACTTCGCCGCGCGCTTGGGCACGGCGGTCTTTCCGCTCGGCGTCAGGGTAGTCGATCCTCACGAGAGGCGCGGTGTCGCGCGGTTCACCCTTGAGCAACTGGACGCGGCGGTGCAGGTTCCGCCCGTCCTTTTTCAACTGCCTGTAGAACTCATAGGCGTTCGCGGTCACGCCGTCCGCGCCGCCGGAGTCTACGGCCATCATGCGAATCTGCATCAACCGACCGGACTTGTCCCCGAGCGGGTACGTCTTGAGCAGAACCTTGTCGATCAGCAGGTGCCAGTCCTCGACGTAGGAGCCGGGGTTCAAGGGCAAGGGGTCGTCGTCTTCATCCAGCCGGGCGGACTTCCTGATCTTGAACCGGTCGATGGGCACTATGTCCCCGTGCGGCATTACGCCGTGGATTTGGCACTCGAACCGGCCCGTCCGGTTGCCCTGCACGTCAATCGTCGCGATCAGGAACCGAACGCCCGGCGGGACCACACGGTCGCCGAGGTTTTGCGCGCGGGCTTTCAACTCCTCCGGCAGACGCTCGGCCTCGATTCCGGCGGGCAGGTAGGCGTCTCCCTGGTCGGTGTTGGTCGTGGTTTTCAGGGCTTCCTCGGACCCGGTGTTCTCGTACTCCTGCACCGCCTTGAGGTACTTGAGCGTCATATCGGTCCAGTCCGCGAACGTCGCTGCCGGGCCTTTCAGCCAGAACGACGCGATTCGGGATCGCATGGGTGTCCCGGTGATCTCGCCGGTCTCCGCGTCGTAGACTTCGCCAGAGCGGAGCCAGAACCCGCGCTGGTTCATCCCACGCTTGCCGGGGGTGTTGGACTCATCGTGGGTCGTGTCCCGGTAGGCGTGATCGCAGTGCGGGCACTTCATCACCACCTGCTCGGCGGACGCCAGCAGGTCCTCACCGCAGTCGGGCCAATCGAACAGCTTGAAATCCGGCTCAAAGGGAACCCCGCAAGCGAGGCACGGCCAGTACCAGCGCCGCATGTCGCCTCGGTTGTAGAGGGCGAGGATACCCGTCGTCGGCGGAGCCTGGTGCGGGTGCTGCGGCAGCCAACGCGAGTTGGTGATGACCCGCGAAGGCGAGGACTCGGCGGCGCACATGCCGAACCGGCCAAAGGATTTCATGCGCTGCGTGGCCAGGTCGTAGGGCGAACCTTCTCCGCCCACGTCCTCGTCCATCCGGTCGTAGTCTGCGAGCCAGAGGCGGCCCACCGCTTTACCCGACAGTTCGTTCACGGTCGGCCAGGAAAGCGTGTAGAGCATGCCGGAGGTGAATCGCGTCGAGTATGTGGACTGGTGGTGCGCGCCGGGCATTAGCCGTTCTTTCACGGCCTTGGTGTCCCGGAACAGCTTTTCCACGCGGCGCTGATACCAGTCCCGGGCCGAGGCCTGGGCCTTGTCGATGTGCATGAAATCGGCAGGATCGCAGACGACGGAGTACGTCTGCCAGTTCAGGCTCATGTCGCTCTTGCCGCTTTGGGCCGGGCCGACAAAGATCATGCCGGTGAAGTCCACCGAGGACAACGTCTCCATCGGCTGCACCAGGTACGGCGTGACAGAGTTCTTGAACTTGCCGACATAGGAGCCGGGGTTGTTGATATAGCGGTATTTCTCGGCGGCCTCTGCGACGGTAAGTCGTTCCGGCGGGCGCACCGCCTCAGCGGTCGCCAGCACCATCTGCTCCAGGCTACCGAAGGGCGCGCTCACGACAGCATCCCCCACATCTCCGGGTTGAAGATTGTCACCGGACGTTCCGGTCGCGGGCTGTTCGGATCATGTGCTGGGTGCCGTTGCCACCCGGAAACGCCGCGACGCGGTGGATCGGCTGGATGAGCCGGATCATCCGTTCGTTTCGGCTGAACCCGGCACCTCGGCCCTCGCCGTCCCAGTTCGCCGGAACGATGACGCGGGAGAGGAGGCGGTCTTGCGCCCACTCGTCCGCCATCAAATCAGCGCCGCGCGCGGCCCCGGTCACCACGGTCGAGATGGGATCGAGCGAATCCATGAACTCATACAGGGACGCCTTGTCCCGGTAGTTTCGACCACCGCATACGATGACGACCTCGCCCATCAGGTGAAAAACTCCGGGTGCTGCCGCTCATATTCGTTGTCGCGTTCCCCTGGCGCGGCTCGGAACTGGTCTAGCGCCAGCCGGGCATCATCGAACAACCCGTCCGTGTCCCAATTCATCCCGATACCGATCAGCAGGTTCTCCAGCTTATCGGCCATGTTCTCCGCGTGCCGTTCAGTCATCGTCCAGTTCCGTTCCTTCGATTTCGCCAAGCTGGGAGAGCGTGGCCTTTTCCTGCGGCATCTCGACCAAGGATCGGTGCATGTCGGTTTGGAGGGCGTCCACCATCCCGGTCAGTTCGATTCGCACGGGGGCCGGGAGCGCATGTGATTCGGATAGCTGGTCGATCCAAAGCTGGGTCGTCGTCTTGATCCGCTGGAACGTGTCGCCCAGAACCTCCAGCACCGAGCCGGTCGGCCACAGTTCTCCGGCCTTCTCTTTCCACTTCTGGGATTTCAGCTTGGCGTCCCAAGCATCGCCCTGGAGGGCGGCGGGTAGCGCATCAATGCCGACCTTCTTGATGTACTCAGCCATGTTGACGCGAGGGACAACGAGGTACTGCGCGGCCTGGCGGAAGTCATAGAGAGGCTGCTGCCCCCGGTGCTGTCCGACCGGCGGCAGATCGGCAAGCCGCTTGACGATGGTTTTCCGGTCCATCCCCCACACCTGCATCAGGAAGGTGATCGAGACCGGGCGGGCCAGTGCCATGATGACCGTGGAGTCGGCCACCGTGCCTGCTTGTTGCCGAACGCCTCGGCGGGACTGCGGAAGCGCCTGCGGTTCTTCGTGCGCGTCGTCATCGCCCGTCAGGAAATCGTCTATGTCGCTCATGCTGCGCCCCGGCATTCTGCGATCTTCTGGCGCATCCACGCAACGACCTCTGACTGGATGAAGACGATCCGGCGCTCGGTCAGCTTGATCGGCTTGGGGAACTGACCCGAATCAATATAGGTCTCAATCGTGCGACGAGAGAGCGCCACGCGCTGGGCCACGTCGTCCATCGTCAGGAAAACCAGATCGGAGTCGGCATCCGGGTCCAGGTCTCGTTCATCGTGTGGCTGCGCGTCAGTGCGTGTCATCGCGTCGAAAACTCCTGGTTCCCGTACACGTTAAATCACCTGAAAGCGGAAGTTCAACCTAAAAGTTGATTGCCCCGTGGAGCCATGGCACAAGATATGGGTGGCAGAGATGCCTGGCGGGACCCTGCCGTTGTCGCTCCTCCCTGCGCTTGGTCCCGCCTACCTGACACGGAGTCAGCGATGCTCTTTGGAGCCGATCAAATTTCCCGCCGCCTCCACAATCGCTTCTACTCGGATGATCGGGTCCGGGGGCTCATGCGGTGGCTTCTTGCGCATCGAGCCAGTCCGCGTACCACTGCATCATGCCTTTCCGGTCCTCCAGGTAGAGCGCCTTGTTGTAGGCCCCCTTGATCTTGTTTTCCTCGACGTGGGCAAGCTGGCGCTCGATCCAATCACTGTTGAAACCCTGCTCATGCAGCGTCGTGGACGCGGTAATTCGGAAACCGTGGTGGCAATGCTCCTCTTTCGGGAACCCCAACCGCCGGATCACCTGGTTCAAGGTGTTCCCCGACAGCAGGCCGCAGGCGGACGTGCGCGACGGCATGACCAGCCGGTCCTGGCCCGAGTACGGTTTGATCCACGCGAGGACTTGCCGGGCCTGTCGGGGCAGGGGGACGACGTGGGGCCGGTTCTTCTTCATCGCTTCCGCCGGGACCTCCCAAACGTCGCCCTTGATCTGGCTCCACTCCATCTGTCGGATTTCCCCGTTGCGCGGGAACAGGTAGGCCGAGAGCAGGAGAGCGGCGCGGACGGGCGGCTCCCCTTGGAAAGCCCGGAGCGCGCGCATCATGTCGCCCACGCGGGCCGGTTCGGTGATTCCCCGGTAGCCAATGTTTTGGGGCCGGGCGAGAGCGTCCCGCGTCGGCGAGGCGGGGTCGTGATTTGCCGCGCCGTGGGCGATGGCGAACCGGAACACCTGGCCGCAGAGCGCGCGGACGGCGTGGGCCGAGTTCGCCATGCCCTGTTCCTCGTATCTCTGGCAGGCGGCGATCACATCCTGCGCACCTATATCCCGGATCGGTTTGTCGCCCATCGTGGCGAACGTCACCTTGGCGTGGAGGGTCAGCTTCTTGATCGTGCCCGCTGCTGCGTTCTCGCGCTTCCGTTTCAAAAGGTACTTCTCGGTCCAGGCCTGCCAGGTGTCGGCAGGGTCGGGGCCGCTCACGTCCTCTACCGGCGCGCGTCTTTTCCGAATGCAATGCACCTCCTTCGGATCGTGCCCCTCAGACAGCATGGCCTTGACCTGCTCCCGGATGATCCGGGCGGCGGCCAGCTTCATCGCCGGGTACTCGCCGATGGTGACGGTGCGTTGTTTCTTGAGGAACCGATACCACAGCTTGAAGGTCTTCCGTCCGGTCGGGTGGACCTCTATCGCGAGGCCTCCGCTATCTGCCTCGGTGACCTTGGCGGATTCGGGGCGCATCGCCTTGATGCCTTTGTCAGTCAGCATGGGTCGGCTCCTCTCGGTGTTACCTATCAGATTTGTTACCTTAAGGTGTTACCTCAAGCGTCGTTAGGTAACAAAAGGCCTGCGCTTTACTGCGTCTCTTTGCGTCTTGTCCTAAAATATCCTCTTTCAGCTAACGCATTTGAGCGAGTAAAGCAAGGGTTTTTGGGGATTGTTGCGTTTTAATGGGGGTTTTGTTGGTGGGCGACCCTGGAATCGAACCAGGCGTGAGTCTCCTCGGGGGAGTTACAGTCCCCTGCCGCACCTTGCAGCCCGTCGCCCGCTCAAGCCGCCGGAACCCGGCACCTCTAGCGATGGGTTGGATACTCGGCACCTTCCAAACCGTCAACCGGAAAATCCCTTGCGGATCAGGGGCAGGGCGGTCAGGAACACTATTGAACCGGTACAAGGATCAAGGCGATGAAAAAGCCCAAATGGGTCGTCGAAAAGGAACAGGGCAAACGAGCTGCCGCAGCCGAAACTGTTTGGCTGTTCGGTTTGCATGCGGTTCGGGATGCTTTGTTAAATCCGGCACGTGAAAAGCTACGGCTGATTTTGACGCGTAACGCTGCAGACCGTCTGGGCGATGCCCTTGCAAAAGTCGAAATTGAGCCTGAAATTTCCGATCCCCGCAGTTTTGGGGCCCCGCTTGACGCCGGGTCGGTGCATCAAGGCGCTGCACTGGAGGTCAAGCCGCTGGCTTGGGGTGCGCTAGAGGATCGGTGTCTGGCGGGTGAGGATCAGACGGCTGTTGTTGTTCTGCTCGACCGAGTAACGGACCCCCATAATGTTGGCGCGATCCTGCGTTCGGCAGAGGTGTTTGGTGCGCGAGCTGTCATTGGGACGCTTCGCCATTCGGCCCCTGAAACAGGGGCGCTGGCCAAGACGGCCTCTGGCGCGCTGGAACGGCAACCATACTTGCGGGTCAAGAACCTCGCCGAGGCGATGGAGCGACTGCGCGCAATGGGGTATATGATTATCGGCCTCGACGGCGCGGCAGAAGCGGATTTGGGTCCGATTTTGGCAAAAGTGGGAACCCGCGCTGTGGCGCTGGTCCTTGGGGCCGAGGGGCCGGGGCTGCGCGACAAGACCAAGGAAACCTGCGACTGGCTGGTCAAAATTGACGCAAATGGCGAATTTGGCTCGCTCAACGTATCGAATGCCGCTGCTGTGGCCTTATATGCAGTCAGGAACCCGCCCAACGTCACGCAATGACATGCCCCACGCCACGAAAATCGCCACTTGCTGCTATTGTGGAACGCGGGCGGCGCTTGTTTTTCGAGGCAGGGACCGACCCGAGTAGTCCTGTGCGAGCTGTGGCGCGCCGCTGCATGACCTCAAACAGATGCCGATGCCGCAGTGGGTTGAACCAGAGCGCGCTAAGCGTCCGAATTCGCGATCGTCCAAGCGCAAATCGCGCAAGAAAAGTCCGTTTCGCAGGCTGTTTGGCGAAGCTGTCGACTTGATCGAAGATATCTTGGATTAAAGTGCTTCGGGGATGAGCTGAACTCGCTGGATTGGCTTTCGTGTTCGCAAGAAGCGAGACGCGGCGATTATTCAAATAATGCCTCATCCGGCACGATCCAGGCGCTATATTTGCGATTTTTGGTAACGAACCGTTCACAACCTTATTACATGCTCTTTTTTGCAGATGATGCTTTCCTACATCACATAGTACGAGCGCAGGTTCGGAACCCCTGCGTTTCACTTCACTGTCCCTCGTTCCGCACTTGCGCCCGGTCCTCCAGGTCCGGGCGCTTTTTTGTCGCCGATTTTGTGCTATGCCGGGGCATGGAATATTCAGACGCATTGTTGACCAAAATCCTGCGCCAGACGCGCTGCATCGCCTGCGTGGGTGTCTCTGCGAACCCGGTCAGGCCCAGCTACTTTGTGGCGCTCTACCTTGGCCTGAAGGGGTTTCGGATAATCCCGGTCAATCCTGGGCTGGCAGGGCAGATGTTGTTTGGAGAGACAGTTTACCCGGATCTCGCGGGCATTCCTGGCGACGTTCCGGTGGACATGGTTGACGTCTTTCGCCGCTCGGAACACGTGCCGCCGATTGTCGATGCGGCACTGGAGCACTTGCCTAAGCTAAGGACGATCTGGATGCAGATTGGGGTGCAGCATTCGGCAGCAGCGGCAAAGGCCGAGGCGAGCGCGGTCACGGTAATCCAAAATCGCTGTCCGAAGATCGAATACCAAAGGTTATTTGGCGAGTTGCGCATGGGCGGGTTTAATACAGGTGTGATTTCGTCGAGACTGTAAAGGAATTGCGCCGCGCCTTCGCGCGTCGCCCGAGTGGCGGCTCTGCCCCTGGCCTGCGGCTTCCCCCGAGGTATTTCTGGACCAAAGATGGTCAGGGTGTGCGGGTGGCCTTTTCGTCGATTCCGGATTGGTCCTCGCGCCGTTCGAGTTCGGCCAGGACGTCCTTTAGGGGAATGTCGCGCGCGGTGAGCATGACCAGCAGGTGATAAAGCACATCCGCCGCCTCGGCGGTCAGGTTTTCGCGGTCGCCCTTGACGGCGGCGATGATCGCCTCGATGGCTTCCTCGCCGAATTTTTCTGCACATTTTTCCGGGCCTTCGGCCAGCAGTTTCGCGGTCCACGAGGTTTCCGGATCGGCCCCTTTGCGCGCTTCAATCGTTGCGGCGAGCCGTTCAAGCGCGCTCATGTCAGCCTCATCGGAATACCGGCAGCGGCCATGTGGGCCCTGGCCTGACCAATGGTGAAATCGCCGAAATGGAAGATCGAGGCGGCCAGCACGGCGCTGGCGCGGCCCTTGGTCACGCCCTCGACTAGATGATCCAGCGTGCCAACACCGCCCGAGGCAATTACCGGGATGTCGACTGCATCAGAGATCGCGCGGGTCAGGGGCAGGTTGAACCCGGCGCGGGTGCCATCGCGATCCATTGAGGTTAGCAGGATCTCTCCGGCCCCCTTGTTGGCCACGGTACGGGCAAAATCCACTGCATCGATGCCGGTGGCGCGCCGTCCGCCGTGGGTAAAAATCTCCCATTTACCGGGACTGACGGTTTTCGCATCAATGGCCACAACGATGCATTGCGAGCCGAACCGCGCAGCACTCGCCGCCACGACATCCGGATCAGCCACGGCGGCGGAGTTGAAGCTGACTTTGTCCGCCCCCGCCAGCAGCAGTTTGCGCACATCGTCCGGCGTGCGCACGCCGCCACCCACGGTCAGCGGCATGAAGCAATGTTCGGCGGTGCGCGTGACCAGATCGAACATAGTGCCGCGATTGTCCTCGGTCGCCATGATATCAAGGAAGCACAGCTCGTCCGCGCCCGCCGCGTCATAGGCGATGGCGGCCTCGACTGGGTCACCGGCGTCGATCAGATCGACGAAGTTGACGCCTTTGACGACACGGCCTTCGGCGACGTCAAGGCAGGGGATGATGCGGGTTTTCAGCAAGGAAACGCTCCTTTTGAGGGCTCACAGGAACTTTTATGGGCAAACGCGGGCGGATGCCAGAGGTTAGGCGTGCCCGGTATCCAACCGGTTCGGTCAAGGAGAAAACTCATGCGATCCATCCTGTTTATCATTTCAGTTCTATTGGCGCTGCCTTCGGCTGCATCGGCTGAAATCCTGTGCGTTAAGGCCAATGGCGGCGTCGTTGCGGTTATGAACGCGCTGGAGGTTGCCGTTTCAGGTGCGGGCGCCACAGTTTTCGCGCGCGGCGATCATGCAGCCGGGGCGGACAGCGCCGGGATGGTATTGGGGCGTCGCAGCTTTTGATCTTTGGTAATCCAAAACTTGGCACACCTGCGATGCAGGACGACGCGCTTGCCGGTCTATACCTGCCACTGAAAGTACTGGTCTACGTGGATGGCGACGATCAAGTCTGGTTTGCCTATGTCGATCCGGCCACAATGTTCGGCGACCCGCAGATCCGGGCCGACGCGGCCTATCTGGGGTTGATGAGCGGAGCCTTGAAGAAGCTGACAGGTGTCGCGGCTGGCGGCTAGAGCATCGACCCTAGAATCTGAACCGCCGTCGATGCTCCAGCTTGTTGTTTTTCCGCGCAATTTGTACCGAAAACCGGTTCCCACTTTTCGGATTGCGCTTTAGGATTGCAGCGTTTCAAGCGCCTCGGCAAGATCGATGGCCCCGTCGTAGAGGGCCCGGCCGGAAATGGCTCCGTTCAGTCCCGCACCACAGTCGCGCAGCTCGATCAGATCGGCCAGTGACGAAACGCCGCCCGAGGCGATCACCGGGATCGACACCGCACGGGCCAGGGCCGCGGTGGCCTTGACGTTCGGCCCCTGCATTGCGCCGTCGCGGTTGATGTCGGTGTAGATGATGGCGGCGACGCCTGCGTCCTCGAACTGGCGGGCCAGATCGGTGACCATGACGTTGGTTTCGGTCGCCCAGCCTTTCGTGGCGACCTTGCCGTTGCGCGCGTCGATGCCCACGGCGACCTGATCGGGAAACTTCCGCGCGGCCTCGCGTACCAGATCGGGGTTTTCGACGGCGACCGTTCCAAGGATGACGCGGCGCAGGCCTTTTTCGAGCCAGCGTTCGATAGTGGCCATATCGCGGATGCCACCGCCCAGTTGCGCGGGAACCGAAATTGCCTTCAGGATCGCCTCGACCGCTTTGGCATTGACCGGCGCGCCTGCAAAGGCGCCGTTCAGATCGACCAGGTGCAGCCACTCGCAGCCCGCATTCTGAAAGGCCAAGGCCTGCGCTGCGGGGTCATCGCTGAACACGGTCGCCTGTTCCATCTCGCCCTTATACAGGCGCACGCAGTTGCCATCTTTCAGGTCGATTGCAGGATAAAGGATCATTCTCTTGGCCTTCGGTCGGGAATTTCTCCTGCCGATAAGCACGAGATCGCCGAAAGTGCAACGCGACCCGACGTTACGCATGATCGAATTTCAACCTTACCGCTTAGTCCGCGCGAGTTTTGGGGAGGAACCACTCATGAAGACACTGATCCTTGGCGCGGCACTGGCCCTTGGCTTTGCCGCACCCGCGCTTGGCGATCCGCTGGATGGCACGACCTGGAAAACAGAAGTCGATGACGGCGCATATGCCCATATGCCCATGTGGATATGTAGCCCTGCAGCGGTAAGGTCTGCGGCAAGATCGCCAAGCTGTTCAATGCGTCCGGTGAGTACCAGTCAGAAAACCTGGGTAAGCAGCTGGTGATCAACATGGCCGCGAATGGCGACGGCAGCTATAATGGCCAAGTCTGGCGTCCGTCGAATGACAAGATTTACATCGGCAAGACGTCCGTCAACGGCAACAAGATCAAGGGCTGTGTCGCTGGTGGTCTGATCTGCCCGGCGCAGAACTGGACCAAGATTAACTAGTGGTTCGAATCTGACGTTCCGAACCACTAGCCTTTCTGATTATGGATCAACTTATACCAATTCGTCCGGATTTTGACTCGTGATTTGCGGGTTTCGTCCGGAGGGTGTTCGTGATTCTCTTTTGGAATATTCGTCATTCCTTTTGGGGGGATCATGGTTGGAATTGAGTTACG